GAATGTCATCTGGCTCATTTGTCTTTTCCTCCTGCTTTTTTGTCTTTTTTCTATTATACCATATTTGCTGCGTAATGGGAAGATTTAATCAGTGTTTCCTTTATCATCGGATGTGAATTATCCGATGTGCCTTTGAAGGCAAGATAATATTCTCCATCCGGTACGTTTTCCAATGACTGCATCACGGAAATATATGTATCGGAATAAAGCCATTTGAATTGTAAAGTTACTGCATTTCCTGCCTGTATTTCCTCATAGATATACTGAGCAAGTTCAGCCCCGGTCTTGTCGGTTTTCTTCACCAGATAAAATTCAGCGTCCTGTGACGCACCGACTGTATAACTGAGAATCAGATTCATAGAAGAAGTGAGAGCAACAGGCGTCAGGCAAAGCACAAATACTGTTCCTGCCCAGCTGAAATCAGACTGATTGAAGTACAAAGCATAGTCATTCTCTGTACAGCAGAAATGGGGATAGCTTTCCGCAAAGCCTGCAAGCGAACGGTAACCGTCGTTGTAATAGGTGTAGACGCTCTCACCATATTTCTGCAAAGCATCACTGCCGGAAGAAAAGACCGTGATGTATTCGATGCCGGAACGGCTTTCAAGAGCGATAATTCTGGTTTCAAGAGCGAGGATTTCTTCTTCCTTTGTCTGAAAATCAAACTGAACAGAATCTCTTAGCTGCTGAGCATTGGCGTCTATTTCCTGAATTTCTGTATCAAATGAGTCGCATCTGCTTGTAAGCCCCATGATGTAGTCCATAGTGCTATCCTGCAAAGACTGTAATTTCTGCTGTAAAGCCTCGAAATCTGCTTTATTCGGATAATCCGACATATCAGGCGTGACGCCATCTTTACCATCAACTCCATCTTTTCCGGGCTGTCCGTCGGTACCGTCTTTACCTTTTAAGCTCTCAAGCCATTCAGTTTCTGTTCCGGTAAATCCATGCTCTACAGCAATAATGTATGCAGATTTTCCGTCAGTTCCGGGCGTACCGTCAATGCCATCTTTACCGTCCTGTCCATTTGTCCCGTCAATTCCATCTTTGCCGGGTTGTCCGTCAATACCGTTTTTTCCTTTTAAGCTCTCAAGCCATTCAGATTCTGTGCCAAAATAGCCATTTGCAATGGCGATTTCATATGCAGATTTTCCATCAATTCCATCTTTACCGTCCTGACCATTTTTTCCGTCAACTCCATCTTTTCCGTCTTTACCTTTTAAGCTCTCAAGCCACTCAGCTTCTGTACCAATAAAGCCATTCTCTACAGCAATCTCAAATGCAGACTTGCCGTCAGCACCTTTTTCACTTATCTTTTGAAGCAACTGCTGGTATAGGTCAGGCGTTGGCGGTACATTGCTGCTTTCACCGTCAAAACCAGATGGTCTGATATGCAGGGTTTTCACAACCGTTGTTGCCCTGACTGTTTCAGATGATTCTGCGTCATAACCGAAAAGAGACATCTTCACAGCACCGGCTGCAAGTTCCGCCGGCAGATGACAGCTTGTCTCGTCAAATCCGAGAACTCTGTTGTAAGTGAACTCGTCCTGTGTGAACTGCACCACTTTATGCAGGGGTTTCCAGCTGTTATCAAATACAAAATGTATCTTTACAAAAGCAATCTGATCAGCTGCAATGACCTCATGCTCCAGCGTTTCGATGTTCTGTCCCTTTACAAGAAATTTTATCATGCCTTCACTTCCTTCCACGTTTCCGTATCTGCATCATATTCCATATATCCATCCAGGCACTGAATTTTGACAAGGGGACTATCTACTGTACTGCTTGAATGACCGTCCCAGTTTGTGTTCTTTTTCACAGCGTTCCATTCAGCAAGACTGCCCTCATAGGTGATTTGCGTGAGGCTTTCACAGTAGTTGAAACAGCCACCGATAAGTTCTGTTGTGCTTTTGGTGATCGTGAAATTCTTCAGCTTGATACAGCGTACAAACATTCTGTCACCGATAACCTTACCGCTGTAGCGAACAGTTTCAAGCTTCTGACATTCTCCAAACGCCTGTTCACCGACTGTTGTAACAGATGCAGGAATGGTAAGGGATTTGATAGCTGTACCTGAAAAGGCGAACTTTGCAATCTCGGTCACTTTAGACGGAATTGTAATTTCAGTCAGTCCGTAAAGATTCTGATGAACCAGATATTCATCAATGTGCGGTATGAAACTATTTCGCTTGATGGTTTTGAGCGTTGTCGGAAGAGCGGCTATTTTCAGATTGTTGCAGTATTGAAATGCATATTCACCAACCGTTGTGATGCCCTCTGAGACGACAACAGAAGTGATGTTATCATTTTCGCAGAACGGAGATTTGTTTCCGCTTGTTTCATATGCACCTACATAATCATACATTGCCCCCGTGCCTTTGAGAATCAGTCTGCCGTCAGAATAGAGAACGTAATTGATATCAGCGCCGCATTTGCCCACTGAAACCACATCTCCGGTCATTTCATTTACCTTTGTTGCAAGTTCTGCCACCTGATTGGTCAGCTGAAGAATGGTTGAATTGTAATCCTTTATCTGTGCTGTAATCTCCGAAAGCTGTGACATCATATCCGTGACCTTGCATTTTCCGAGAATACATCGGACATAACCGCAGTAGGTTGTATTCTCTCGATAATCCGTCACTTTGATTTCTGCTGCACCGGCATCAATCCTGACGGCACAAAGGGTGAGATATGTTTTGGTTTCTGTATCTTTGAATCTTGGAATTGACGGCGATGTGGCAGGCGTACCGGATAGAATTTCAAACTCTATCTTACGATAATTTTCGCCGGTATTACAGCAGATACCCACTGATAAATCATAGGTATACGGCGTATCGGAAAGAAAGTAATGTCCGTTTATCCACGCCTTACCGCTGCCAATGGTCAGCTTTAGCTTGTTTGCTGTCAGCTTGAAACACTGACCGTAGTTATCCTGAATGCCGTTGCAGATGATACTGCCAAGATAATCGCAGAAATTCTCGGCAGTATACGTTCTGTCAAGATTCTTTGCGTTGAAAAATCCATATGAAAATGCCATAGTCATACCTCCTTGAATGTGGGTGTGAGATTTCTTCCGTTCTGGTCGAAGCTTTCAATCATACCGATCAGCTGTATTTTATTCTGTCTCAGACCAAATCTGCGGTGTTCTACGGTAACAAAATCGCCAACAAAATAGTCCCTGTTATACTGAAACTGCGTAGACTGTACCGCAATCTGCGATTCGGAAACCACAAGTGGCTGCACCATACTTTCTTTGCCTTTTTCCTGTAAAAGGTTAATGTATTCATCATTGGGAATTGGCTTGGTTTCGCCGTCTTCCTGTTCTTCGTCCGCCATATCCTTTGCGTCAACATACACCTCATAGCGGTCAAGGTGTTCCGGTTCATCGCCGTCACAATATGTGGTGCGTTTTCTCTCTTCTCCTTCGCCTTTACCCAATATATAGGCATAATTTCTCTGCACAGAACTATCTGTGGAATAGGAAAATGAAAGCAGATTGTTGTATCCATCTGAGAAAACAATATGTGGGTTATCATCTTGTAAGATACTTCTATCTGTACCCTCTGACAATTCCAGCAGCATTTCATACTGTTCATCGGTTGTCTTTGCCAGTCGTATATTGGCAGTCCCACCGATTTTCTCACAGATGGTGTATACCCATTTCATAAGGTTATCATAGCTGATTTGCAGTTTAGTATCTTGTTTCCAGCAAGAACCGGAAGAATCACCAATCGAAAGCCCCGGAATCTTTCTCGCACCTGTTCTGCAGGCGTTGTAATAAACCACATTGTTCACAATCTGTGCGTATGAAACTTTCTTTGTAAAGTTGAATGTAGGACAAATGATTCTTCTTTCCAGAAGACACATTAAAAAGCGACCGCTCACAATGAGATAATCGCCGTCCTCTGCATCTGTTTCCAGCTGTACCGATTCAATCAGTCCGTAGTGTTCTTTATCATCATCACGACCCACAATTCTGCCTGTCCGGAAGATTTCAATATTTTTCGTAGATGCCGCAATGTACACTTCAAATACACCGCAGGCATAGTATTCAATATCCCAAAGCAGCGAAGAAAAGCTGTCACACACAGCCTCCAGGGTTATGGAGAGTTTGTCCTCTATGGGAATCATGTTGTATATTTCAATTTGCATTTTTCACACTCCCAAGTACGCATTGCGGTGTATCAGACGGACTTTAAGACTTGACAGTCCCTCAGACGCACGAACATAAAACTTATTTTCTCCCTGCTTTAAGGTCAGCCAGGTGGAACCCGAAACAAGCCGGTTGATAATATTAGTAACAACACCCTCACGTTCCAGTGTAACCGTCTTATTGCCTGTTTTCGTAGTTATGGTGATAACATCGCCGTCTTTGATGTCACCGAGAATCTGCATATATTCGTCTGTAGCTGCATTGTAAATAGTCGGATTCTTTGCAGGACCTCCGCTGATTTCAAGGATAAAGCCCACTTCATCACCGTCATTGACAATGGTCATGATGTTTTGTGTGCTGTATTGACCGATTGGAAACGGCTCATCATTATCGGGGAAGATGAAGTGGAAAGCACCACGGATTTTGGAATACTCCGCAATCTGGGTTTCCGTGGAATACCAGTAAATATCGGGACAGAGAATAGATATCTGCCCTTTGGTCAGCATCTCAAAGTTCTCCATTTCGCAGGTTTCAACAATACCCTCGGCATACACAGAAATGTTTTTTGTGGAGTAATATATTTTGATGTAGCGTGACGGCTTGACCACCTGATACAGCTCATGCCTGCGTTTCTCCACATCAAAGCCACGCATTTCAAAAGGAATGACCACGTTTCGCTTTTCAATGAAAGCATTGTTGAGGTAAGAACCGTCCATTCCGGCATAGCTTGATGTGCTGACTGTTCCGGCAGGTGGATTCAGTCCTTCAATCTTTGAGAACATGAACCTGTTTGCTGTTCTGGACAGGTTAATTTGCTGACCGGTTTCGTTTTCCAGGATTAGGTGATAGAACATCTGGAATCACTCCTTTCTACATCTTCACCGCATTCTTTGTCTGTCTATAAATCTCCAGCCGTGACAGTGATTTCGGACTATTGTTGGTCTGATTTACTGTACGGCTGTTGTCGTTATTGTAGTAGTTATTGACCACAGAACTTTCAATTCCGCCGTTCATGATAGCACCTGTCATTCCGTCAAGTTTGTAGCTAAGGTCGGTATTAAGAGCAATTTTCATTGTATCCGCAACACCGGATACCGCCTTTGCAATAACCTTTTTGCTTTTGATAATGCCGTCTGCTAACCCCTGCATAAAGTCCGGCATCCAGCTTTCGTATTCGGTAAGAGGTCCCACGTCCGGCACAGAGAAGTGCAGATAGCTTCTGATGGTATCCGCCACATCGGTACAGGCGTCGGAAATCCAGCTGATACAGCTTTTGATACCGTCAACAATTCCGCTGATGATATCCGAACCCCAGCTGAATGCATCACTCGCCAGTCCCTTTACAAAGTTGACCGCCTTGTCAAATCCACTCTTAATCGTATCGTAAATACCGCTGATTGTATTGGAAATCGCTGATTTTACGCTGTTCCAGATGCTTGTCACAGTAGAACGTATGGTATTCATCACCGATGAAATTGTAGAAGAAATGCTGTTCCAAACGGAAGATATTGTATTTCTGATTCCGTTTACAACACCTGAAATCGCACCGCTGATGGTGTTCCAGATGGAGGAAATTACCGATTTGATGGTGTTCATCACACTTGAAATAAAGCCTGAAATTGCGTTCCATACCGTGGTGATGATATTTGAAATCGTACTCATCACTGTGGAAATCGCAGTACTGATTGCATTCCAGATGGTTTCAAAGAATGACTTAATGCCTTCAAGCAGAGGGGTGATAAACTCCACAATGGCATTCCATATGGTCTGTATCTTCTCAGAAATCCAGTCCATCACATTGCTGATAATGATATGTATTGCCTGAAAAATCGTCTCAAACAGATATTTCAAGGCTTCCAAAAGCGGAGATATGAACTCATATATCGTATTCCATATGCTTGAAATCGTATTGTAGATTGTGGTGCATACCGTAGAAATGACCGTCCATATGGCATTGAAAATGGTGGAGAAGAAATCGTGAATGCTTGTCAGGATTCCTGCGAAAAAGTCATAAACAGCCGTAAAAATAGAAACCGCAGTATCGTGAATAGCAGTTACAATTCCCGTAAAGAATGAAGATATCGCATTCCAGGTGTTCACAAAGAAATCGGCAATGGACTGGAAGAAAGAGCAAATGCTGTCCCATATGCCAATGAAGAAATCCTTGATTGCCGTCCAGACCTCGTCCCATGAAGTGCCGAACCAGCCAAGGAATACATCTAACACACCTGTCAGCGTGTTCAGAATATTGCTGAGTGAGTTTACAATGAAATCCCATATGCCTGTAAAGAGGTCTTTTATGCCATTCCAGCACTGATCCCAATCTCCGGTAAACAGACCGATGAAAATGTCGAGAATACTTAAAATGGTGTCGGTTACGAAAGAAAAAATATCTGCAATGTGCTGAAATACGCCCTCAAACAGTGGGGCAAGAACTTCACAAAGTCCATTCCACACGGCTTTCACCAGTTCTCCGAAGCTCTCAAAGTCAAAGCCGAGAGCATTGATGCGGTCGACGATTCCGGAAGTAAGCCTTTCAAATGTAGCTTTTATCTGTTCCCAAATGGAGAGAATGCTATTTTTGAAGTCCTCATTGGTATTCCACAGATTTACAAAGGCGGCAACTAATACAGCAACGATTGCAATCACAGCCACCACCGGTGCAGAAATACCGCCAATGGCAGCTCCAAGAGTGGAAAATGCTGTCTTTGCACCTGCAATTATAGTCGGAACTTTGCTGATAAAAGTCATCAGACTTCCCACCGAGGATATGACTTTGCCGATTACCACCAATAAAGGACCCATTGCCGCAGCAACGAGAGCAACTTTCACAATCGTCTCCTTTGTGGCAGGGTCCATGGCGTTGAGTTTATCAATAAATTCCTGAATTTTCGTTACGATTGATCTGATGACAGGCATCAGAATTTCGCCGAAAGAAATAGCCAGTTCTTCCAGCTGTGATTTTAAGATAGTCAGCTGACCGCCAAGGTTGTCCTGCATTGTTTCCGCCATAGAAAGCGATGTGCCGTCACAGTTCGCAATCGCAGATGACAGCTTTTCAACGTCCTGGGGTGCAGCATTCATCAAAGCCAAAAAGCCTGACATGGCATTCTTGCCCACAAGAGCCTGTGCTGCGCTTGCTTTTTCAGATTCAGACATCTGGTCAAATGCCACTCGGCAGTCGGCAAGAATATCGGAAAGGTCACGCATGGAGCCGTCCGCATTGCTGGTTGCAATCTCCATTTCTCCGAAAGAAGAGGAGCAGAATTTGACCTCACTGGAAAGTGCGGTCATAATGGAACGCATGGAAGTACCGGACTGTGTGGACTTGATGCCTGCGTTTGCCATTAAGCCTAATGCCTCGGCTGTATCTTCACAGGAGAATCCCAAAGCACCCGCAATCGGAGCACAGTACTTGAAGGATTCACCAAGCATAGATACATTGGTATTGGCGTTGGAACTTGCAGAAGCGAGAACATCGGCAAAATGACCGCTGTCAGCAGCGGATAAGCCGAATGCAGTAAGCGCATCAGTGACAATATCCGATGTGGTTGCCAAATCCTCACCACTCGCAGCCGCAAGGTTCATGATACCGTCAATACCGGAAAGCATATCGCCGGTTTTCCAGCCTGCCATAGCCATGTAGTTCATTGCTTCAGCAGCTTCCGATGCTGAGAACTTCGTTTTCGAACCCATTTCACGAGCCTTATCACGAAGCTTTTCAAGGTCATCACCGGTTGCACCGGATACAGCTGCGACCTTCGACATAGCAGAATCAAAGTCAGATGCTGTCTTGACTGCTGCTGTACCTGCGGCGGCAATCGGAACTGTAACCTTTGTGGTAAGTGTAGCACCAACATCGAAAATCTTGTCCCCGACATTCTGGAGAATCTCTCCGGCTTCACCGATTTGCTTCAAAGAGTCCGATGCTTTGCCGGCTTCGGTTTCGAGATTGCGGAGTTCCTGTTCGGTTTCGATAATTTCTCGCTGTAATGCGTCATACTGTTCCTGAGAGATTTCACCATTGGCGAGTGCAGTATTGGCTTGTTCTGCGGCAGTTTTCAGCGTGGTGAGTTTCTCCTTGGTAGTAGCAATGCTGTCAGCAAGCAGCTTTTGTTTCTGGGAAAGCAGTTCTGTATTTTTCGGGTCAAGCTTCAGAAGCTTTTCCACGTCCTTCAGCTGCGTCTGAGTACTCTTGATGTTCTTGTTAACACCTTCCAGAGCCTTGGAAAGTTTGGTGGTATCACCGCCGATTTCAACTGTAATGCCTTTGATTCTGTTTGCCATGTGGTTTCACCTCCTGCAAAAAGGCATGAAAAAAGCACCTGCCGTAGCAAGTGCTTTGTGTGTATTTAATATTTTAGGCTCTTCCGCTATTTTGTAAATATTCAAGAACAGCATCAACAATTGAAGGGTGCCACGCATCAGCATCGAATACTTGACTGCTGTATATGGTGTACTTAACCCCGTTTTTTGAAGTGAGCCAATGATCTCCAGAATGAATAAGGATGCCCATTTTCTCTAAAATCAGATTTAAGGCATGAACACTTTTGACATTGCATCCCATTTTTTGAAGCCTTTTGACAACTTCGATCTTATACAGATCACCTAAAGCATTGTACGGCATACAAATCATTCCTCCTTACATAAATGGCAGTTATTTTTTGTCATGAAAGCTCACAACATATTCTGACGGAACTATTTTTGTGTCCAGCTTTCTTCCGGTATAGAAAAATTCCATCAATTTGGCAAAGTCTCGCACCTCTTCCTCGGTGTCCTCAACAAAAGCTTTTTTATTGTGATTGAAGAACACCTTTGCCTCTTCCATTGTTTGATATGTTGCTTTCATGTTTGTTGCCACTGTTCGTAGAGAGTATTGATACATATTATCATAAAAATCAGTTGGAATTGAAGTCAAATGAGCTTTATTGTCTTCAAGCCATTGAGTCGTCTTTTCCTTCCCAAATTCTTTTAATGTTACTAACACTAATTTATCGATCAAAATAATGTTATGGTTGTCATTAGCATATAAAAAACTCAGCACCTTGTATCGAATAATAGGCGGGAGCAAAGAAAAACAGCTAACTATCTTTTGGTTCGTGCCAAAAGTATGCTTGGAAAAGAACTGAATAAATAAGCAAGAAATAAGATCAAGTAAATGCTCATAGATCTTGTTATAATCATCTTGTGTTATTTGCGAACGTACTTTTGAATGTGAACAGGAATTCGCTGCGTAATAGTCAGTTGTATCATTCTTAACAGCAAGAATACATTTCTTAAAATGGTCTCCGTATGTGAGAGCTTTTACAGTCTTTAGGACTTCCTTGTCACCGATTGTCAACTGATCATCTGGATTATAATCGATCAGCTTCCTTACTATTATTTCAGAAAGCAACCTCATTTGAGCAATTTTTCCACGGTAAGATGAATCAACATAAAAAATATCATGCAGACAATCTCCAAGAATATAAGCATAATCTTCATCTCTAAAATTACTCATATTTCCACCCCTTAGAATCTTTTCCTTTATTATACTGCATAAAGAGAAAAAAGTAAAGAGGCTATTTAGAAATTATCAAAATCCGCCTGTCCAGCGACCTCATTCCAGCCATCGTAATCATCATTTTCACGTTCCGTGAACATATCATTGATAAGCCCAATTGTCAGCAAATCCAGCTCGGTCATGGAAAGACCGAGCTGTTTGCATCTCAGGAGAAAAAGCGGAGTAGTCATCGGCCGGTCAGTCGGGCGATGTTTTTTTTAGACTCAACCTGTGTTGCTGTATTCAGTCCCCACAATTCAATCAGCTGAGGAAGAATCTCATAAATACTAAACGTATTGAACCGTTCCAGGAAATCATCAGGGCTGTCGGGAACGTTTTCCGGGTCGGCGTGTTTTGCCATGATGTAGGCGATGTTCTCGAAAACCTCAAGGCTCTCAATATCGAGTTCGCTTTTGTTCTCATCTCCCTCTTCCACATCCGTTTTCAGCGATGCAAAGTCCTTATAAATATCTCTGCGGAATTTTAGACGATACAAGCGTGGCACAGCAGCACTTGCCTTAAAAGGTACTTCAATTCCGTCAATTGTAATGTTTTTCTGAATAGCCATAGCAATACCTCCTTAAGATGACTTGGCAGAAGACTTAACTGTCGTATCAGGGTTATACGGCATTTTGAACCAGTTGTTATATACTGCATCAGTGGTGCTTTCAGTTGTCTTGGATTTCACAAGACCTGTCGGCAAAGGAGTAGCTTTCAGCGACAGCTTTTCGGTCTTAACTTCTGTGCTTTCTTCGGTGGTTGCAGATTCCGTCGCAGGACGTGATGCACTGCAACAATACATCACATGACGGATGTGGTGCTTATCACCTAAGAACTCAAACATCAGTGCAAACTGTGCAAGTTCCGTATCATTCTTTTCTACCAGAACGCCGTTATTATCAAGGATTTCTCCTAAGATTTCAGTTGCAAATTCGGTTGTGATAAGGGCGATTTCAAGATCACCTGTATATCCTGCATTGTTGTTGATGACGTAATAAACACCGTTGTCCGCATAGAAATTCTCCGCTTCGCCGTTGGCATCAATAGAAAGCGATACAGCACCGGGCAGATGCTTTGACGGTCCGTATGCAGGGACGGTCTTGTTGCCGTCAGGATCTTCACCCCATTCATTGATTTTTGCCCAGTAGACATTCTGCAAACCGAATTTAACTTTGTTTTTCTTGTTCGCCATTGGTTATACCTCCGTTTCGTAAAGCACTTCATAGAGCTTTTCGGACTCTATCCATACTTCTGATTTTGTGTAATAGATTTTATGACGTTTCAGAACCTGTTCAACTTGCTTTTCAAGTTCAGGATTCTTAACATCTGTATAAAGTTCAATATCCAGCATCTTAAAGCTGAAATACATGGAATTATCCGCAGAAAATGTATTTTCTCCAGGTGAAAGAAAAATAAGAAAAGGCGGTGCAGGACTTTCACCCTCGGCGAAATGGTGGTAGGCGAAAGGCAGTCCCATCTCCTCCATCATTTCCGCGATTTGTTCGTAGGTCATGACAACGCCCCCTCGATTAAATTCTCCAGCAACTGCACACCGTTTTCTTCCGCAGGAGCAATATGCGGTTTGCCGGAAACACGTCCACCTCCACGCTTGGCGTGTCCCTTTTCCAAAAGGTGTGCCAGCTGGTAACGATTTTTACTGTGTACAGTCATCTCCAAAGAATGGCTGTTTTCGCCAGTCTTTTTCGTCGCCCAACTTTTTGCATATTTTCCAGTGTCCCTCGGAGCATTGGCGGAGATTTCGTTTTTCACTTGTGTGGCAGATTTCCGGACAGCCTTTTTCATGGCGGTATCTGCAAGGTCTGCATACTCCTGCAAGCCCTGCATGATTTCCTCTGCAAGATTGTCAATACTGGTCATTTTGTCCTGCCTTTCTGGCTTCTGCAGTAAGTTTCAGATAGTCCTTGTGCAGATAATCCGGTGTAACACTGGTGATGTTGTATGTGACATCCCGAAACAAGATTCGGTTGCTTGTTACAGACGGCATCCAGTGCTGGCTTTGCCGAATGAGAAATTCCAGCGTTTGTGTTTCTTTGGTCACACCAGTATCTGTATGCTCCGCAGAAGATTTCAAAGTCACTTTTGCCCAGCAGGAAAAAGCTTCGTCCCATACAGCGGTATGATTGCCGATTTCATCGGTAACGACACGATTCTCCAGAAAGGTGATTCGCTGATTCAAAGTTCCGATTTCCATTACATCACGCCCTCTCGCTGTGCAAACAGAATTGAACGAAGATTTAATGTCATCTTTTTGTAATCAGGATTGCTGCGATTTTCGTAAAGATAACCAAGTGCAAACAGCATCGCAGTCCGCACAGTATCTTCGTTTTTTGTAAAGTCGTCCTCGTCCATTCTGCCAACGTCCATTACCAGATTTTTTGCTGTAGAAAGCAGATTCTGAATCAGACTATCGTCCTCTTCATAATCTACTCTCAGATAATTTTTCGCCTCTTTCAGCGTAATCATAGCATCACGCTTTCTTGATGGTGAGTGTCTTAATAGCTTCCGGAAGAATCAACTTGCCATCCAAACGCTGACTTGCAAGAAAACCAACCTGTCCGGTCATAGCAAAGAGCTCATTCAGTCTCTTGAAAGAGCGTCCCTGTCTGTCAGCTACCCAGTAATAGCTAAAGTCACCGAATGCCATGCACTTGTTGCCTGCCTTGATTTCCGGTACATAGCTGGATGTCTTGTAAGGACGATTGAGAATGGTGTCCGGTACACCTGCCTGCACGGACGGACTCCAAATGTAGTTTCCTGTGTTGTCCTTCAACTTTCGAAGTGCCTTAACCGTGGAATCGTTGAGCACCCATACAGCTTTCTTGCGGTACGGACT